AGGCGACACGAGATCGGGAGCCCTCGCTCCCCTTTCTTCGGGCAAGGAATTCAACAGTTTATGCAAATTGGTGAAAATATCATGCCGGGATCTGGTGCGAATATCACACCCGCCTCGGCGGGGAATAACGCCACCGCCTTCGCTCCTCGGGCGGCGTCCGTCCCGGCAGCCGACCTGCCTGCGCGAAGCCGGGGCTTCGCTTCGGCGAAGGCAGGTTCGCTCGACGCCCCCGAGGAGCTCCACCGCCAGCGAGGAGCATCACCCATGCAGAACCTCACCACCGCCTGGCTCGACGAGGCCGCGCCGCCGGACGTGGCGGCGCTCGGACCCGGCGAGCTCCAGGCCCTCATCACGCAGATCGACGAGGCGGCCGAGACGCTCCGGCGCCGCAAGGACGTCCTCGATGCAGGGCTCGCGCACCGCTACCTCGACCGGGCCCGCAAGCGCCTCAACGCCGAGGGCAAAGACGCCGGCACCGCGCGCGTCGAAGACGGCGGCTACGAGGTCGTCGTCGAGGTCCCGAAGCGCGTCGACTGGAACCAGGAAAAGCTCGGCGCCGCTTACCAGGATATTCCCCCGGACGAGCGGGACCAGTACCTCCGGGTTTCCTACGCCATCGACGAGCGCAAATACGCCGCCTGGCCCGAAACCCTGCAGGCCTTCTTCCGCGAGGCGCGCACGGTCAAGACCGGCAAGCCGCGCTTCCGCCTGATCGCCGCCGGCGAGCGGCGGGAGGTGGCGTGATGGCGCTCCGCATCGTCACCGCCGATGAGCGGCTCAAGCAGCGCTCCGGTATCACAAGCAGCGCTCCGGTATCAAGGGCCAGATCTGGGGCCGCTACGGCATCGGCAAGACCTCGCTCGTCCACACGCTGGTCGGCGAGCTCACGCCGCTGGTGATCGACCTCGAGGCGGGTCTGCTCTCGATCCAGGACGCGCCCGTGGACGTGATCTCGGTCCGCTCCTGGGATCTCGGTCCGCTCCTGGGAGGAGGCGCGCGACCTCGCTTGCTTCATCGGCGGGCCCAACCCGGCCTACCGGAGCGACCAGCCCTACAGCGATGCGCACTACCGCTATGCGGTCGAGAAGCTCGGCGACCCCGCGGCGCTCGCCAAGTACGACACGGTGTTCATCGACTCGACCTCGATCGCCGGGCGCCTCTGCCTCAACTGGAGCAAGGGCCAGCCGCAGGCGGTCTCCGAGCGGACGGGCAAGCCGGACCTCCGCGGCGCCTACGGGCTGCTCGCCCAGGAGATCAGCCTCTGGGCCAACCAGTGGCAGCACCTGCCGGACCGCAACGTCTGGCTCGTGGGCGGGCTCGAGGAGCGCACCGACGACTTCAACCGCCGCTACTGGATGCCGCTGATCGACGGCTCCAAGGCGGCGAACGAGCTTCCCTACATCGTCGACGAGGTCATCACCATGGCCGAGCTGCACGCCGACGACGGCCGTCCGTACCGAGCCTTCGTGTGCGGTCCGAACCCCTGGGGCTACCCCGCCAAGGACCGTTCCGGCCGCCTCGACATGATCGAGGAGCCGCACCTGGGCCGCCTGATGTGGAAGATCCGCGGGCCCGCAAGACCGGCGTCGGAGAGGCTCGAGTTTGGCCGCCCGGCCTCCGCCGACGCCACCCCTCCCGAAACCTCATCGTAACGCGAGGAGCAGCCATGTCTTACGACAGTTTCAACGACTTCAACAACGCCCCCGAGCAGAGCTTCGCCGGCGAGCCGATCCCGCACGGGTCGCTGGCCAAGGTCGTCACCCGCATCCGCCCGGGCGGTCAAGGCCCCGGTGGCTGGATCACCGAGAACCCGTCGACCGGCGCCGCCTACCTCGATTGCGAGTTCACCGTCGCCGAGGGTCCGTACGCCCGCCGCAAGGTGTGGTCGCTGATCGGCCTCAAGGGCACCAAAGTCGACGAGCACGGCCAGGACAAGTGGGCCAACATGGGCCGCAGCCTGATCCGGGCCATTCTGGAATCCGCCCGCGGCATCCACCCCAAGGACGAGAGCCCGCAGGCGGTGGCGGCGAGGCGCATCGACTCCCTCGGCGACCTCGACGGGATCGAGTTCATCGCCCGCATCGGCGTCGAAAAGGACCGGGACGGGCAGTACCCCGACAAGAACAAGGTCCTCGCCGCCGTCGGTCCCGACCACCGAGACTACGCGGCGCTCATGGGGCGCCAGCCGGTGTCGCAGCCGCCGGGCCACGCGCCGGCGGGAGCCCCCTGGCCCGGCTCGCAAGCGGCGCAGGGCCATGGCACGCCGCAGCCGGCGGCCCCGCAAACGCAACCGGCCCCGCAGCCGCAGGCGGGCCAGCAGCAGCCGGCGGCCGGCGGACCCGTCCCGGCTTGGGCCAACCGCTGAGCCGGGGCGGAACTCATGATCCTGAGACCGAGACAGGAGGTCTTCGTCGAGCGGTGTCTCGCCGCGCTTCACGGGCGCGGCAACACCCTCGGCGTCGCCAGCACTGGAGCCGGGAAGACGATTTGCTTCTCGGCCATCGCTGGCCGCCTGATCGCGGGCACCGACGCGAAGGCGCTCGTGCTCGCCCACCGCGACGAGCTCACCGCCCAGAACCGTGACAAGTTCGCCCGCATCAACCCGACCCTGGATTCCTCGGTAGTCGACGCGGGCGGGAAGGACTGGGCCGGGCGGGCGGTGTTCGCCATGATCCAGACGCTCTCCCGCCAGGCGAACCTCGCCGCCATGCCGGCGCTCGACGTGTTGGTGGTGGACGAGGCGCACCACGCGGTCGCCGCGAGCTACCGGCGCGTCATCGACCGAGCGCGCGAGCGGAACCCCGACCTTAAGCTGCTCGGCGTCACGGCGACCCCGAGCCGGGGCGACGGCAAGGGCCTGCGCGAGGTCTTCGACAACTGCGCCGACCAAATCCGGCTCGGCGAGCTGATCGCCTCCGGACACCACCTGGTGCCGCCGCGCACCTTCGTCGTCGACGTCGGGGTCCGGGAGGACCTCTCGCGGGTCCGCCGCACCGTCGACGACTTCGACATGGGCGAGGTCGCGCAGGTGATGGACCGCGCCCCCGTCACCGAGCAGGTCGTCCGGCACTGGAAGGAGAAGGCGCAAGAGGCGGGGAGCGGCGGAGCCGCGACAGGGAATGCAACAAAATGGCGGCGCACCATCGTGTTCTGCTGGACGGTCGCCCATGCCGAGCACGTATCGAAGGCGTTCCGGGCGCAGGGCGTCGCCGCCGAGACGGTGACCGGCGAGACTCCGGCCGGCGAGCGCGCCGCGATCCTCGCCCGGCTCGATTCCGGCGAGACGCAAGTGCCGGTCAACGTCGCCGTGGCGACCGAGGGATTCGACTGCCAGCCGGTCTCCTGCGTGATGCTGCTCCGCCCGTGCTCCCACAAGAGCACGATGATCCAGATGATCGGCCGCGGCTTGAGGCCTGTCGATCCCGAGCTCTATCCCGGCGTCGTCAAGACGGACTGCCTCGTCCTCGACTTCGGCACCTCGGTGCTCACCCACGGCTCGCTCGAACAGGACGTCGATCTCGACGACCGGCTCCGCGAGGAAGAGGGCGAAGCTCCGACCAAGACTTGCCCCGAATGCACGGTCGAGGTCCATCTGTCGGTCCGCGAATGTCCCTTCTGCGGCCACCTGTTCGAGCGCGAGGGTAAACCGGAGCTCGAGAGCTTCGCGATGACCGAGATCGAGCTGCTCGACCGCTCGCCGTTCCGCTGGGTCGATCTGTTCGGCGACGACGGTGCGCTTCTGGCGGCAGGCTTCGATGCCTGGGCCGGCGCCTTCCTGTGGGACGGGCTCTGGCACGCCGTGGGCGGCGGCCGCGACCTGCCGTTTCGGCGTCTCGCCATCGGCGACCGCGCCATGGCCATCGCCTCCGCCGACGACTGGCTCAACGCCAACGAGACCACGGACGCCGCGTCCAAGGCGAAGCGGTGGCTGCGCGAGCCGGCGACGGCGAAGCAGTTCGCCCATCTCGGCGAGGCGGCGGCGCAGGACTTCGGCCTCACCCGCTACAGGGCGTCGTGCCTGCTCACCTTCCGATGGAACCGTGCGTCCATCCGGCGCGCCGTGTTCGACGCTTCGGAAGGGAGGGCGGCGGCATGAACGGCATGGCCTTCGTACGCGGCGAGGTGTCGATGTGGCGCGCGGTGATTCACGTGGCCCTGCTCGATGCCGTCGGTCTCGGCCCATCGGCGCCGAGCGAGGTCGAGCGGCGGCGCGTCCGCGACGAGGCCCGTGACTGGTTTCGCCGCGCCGGCCGCGATTTCCGCATCGTGTGCGATCTCGCGCTGCTGGAGCCCGAGCTCGTCCGGGACCACGCGCTCCGACTGATCGAGAACGAGGGAACGGCCCTCCAGCAGATGCCGGCGCGCCGCCGGCGCATGGAGCGGCGGGCGGCTCTCGCCTCCGGGACCGGCGAGGCCGCCCATGGCTGACGAGCTCCTCGAGATGGCCGGCGAGGCGGTGGGCCGGGTGCTGGAGGGCAAGGACATCGCGCGCCCGATCCACACCCTCACCTTCGCCGAGCTCATGGAGATCGCGGACGCGGTGCTGAAAGCCTGGCAGCGCTCGATGGGCTGCACGGACGACACCGACATCCCGTTCGAGCCGCCGGGAGCGGGCCGGTGATGGAGATCGATCTCGACTTCAACCGCCGGCCGAAGGCACCGAACACGGCCGATCAGGTGAACGTCCTCATCGACGCGGCGCTCGAGGCGGAGGATCGTGCTCGGGCGCCACGCGATTACCTCGGTGCCTCGCGCCTCGGCGATCCCTGCCTCAGGCGCCTCCAGTACGAGTACACCCGCATCCCGCGCGACGAGGGCGCCGACCTCGACGGCCGGACGCTCCGCATCTTCGCCGCCGGCCACGTCTTCGAGGACCTCGCCGTGCGCTGGCTGAGAAGCGCCGGCTTCGATCTCCGGACGCGCGACCGCGCCGGCGAGCAGTTCGGCTTCTCGGTCGCGGGCGGGCGCATCCGTGGCCACATCGACGGCGTGCTATGCGGCGGCGCGCACGGCTTCGCCTATCCGGCGCTCTGGGAGTGCAAGACTGCGAACGCCAAGGGCTGGCGCGAGATCGTCCGTAAGGGCGTCGCCGTGGCGCGTCCGGTCTACGCGGCGCAGGTCGCCCTTTACCAGGCCTACATGGACCTCGCCGGGGCGCCGACGCTGTTCACCGTCATCAACAAGGACACCTCCGAGCTCTGGCACGAGCTCGTGCCGTTCGACGCGGCGACGGCGCAGCGCGTGAGCGACAAGGCGGTCGAGATCCTGCGCGCCACCGACGCCGGCGAGCTGCTGCCCCGCGTCGCCGCCAACCCCGATCACCACGAGTGCGCCGGCTGCGCCTGGAAGGCGAGGTGCTGGGCGGATGGCTGACGTCATCGATTTCGAGAAATGGCGCGACTTCAACCATGTCCCCGACCTCGATCGGGGAGACGCCAACCCAAACGAGGAGTTCATAGTGCTCGACCCGGACCCCGGCGAGATCGCCGCCTATTTCGACGCCGTGTTCGGCTATTGCGAGGGCTGGATCCCGCTCCGGGGCTTCGTCGACCAGGGCCAGGGCCTCGGCGGGCGTCCGCACAACGTCTGGGTCGAGGCCGACGGCGAGGTTGTAGCCAAGGCCGTCTCCTTCGCCGGCTGGGCGGCGAAGGACCATGCCGCCTTCTACGTCGTTCCCGGCACCGTGGCCGCCCACGGCCAAGCCAAGGCCGCCGACGTCGTGAGCATGCAGGTGGTGCTTGCCGACATCGACTGCGGCGACGTCGCGACAAAGCTCGCCCACCTCGCGCGCCATCTCGGCGAACCGAGCCTGGTGGTCGAATCCGGCGGGCGCACGGCAGACGGCCAGGACAAGCTCCATGCTTATTGGAAGCTGACCGAGCCGGCCGAGGGAGACGACCTCGCGGTCGTCTGTCGGCTGCGTCACGAGATCACGGTCAAGGTCGGCGCCGACACCCACTGCCGCTCGGCGCACCAGCCGATCCGGGTCGCCGGGTCGGTTTACCACAAGGGTGGGCGTAAGCGGCTCGTCTCGATCCGCGGCCGAACCGACCGCGAGTATGACCTCGCCGAATTCGCCGAGAGCGTCCACGAGATGCCGCCGCTCCCCGGCCACGGCGGTGCGGTGCTCGATTACAACGGCGCGACATCGAAGCCCGGGCTCGACGATGTGCTGATCACGCCCGTGCGCGAGGGCGGACAGGACGCCTGGACGCGCTTCGCGGGCGCCTCCGCCGCCATCGGCCATTACGTCCGCCTCGCCCACGAGGGACGCATGAGCCACGCCGAGGCCTGGGAGGCGATCTGCCAGTACAACGCCGCCATGCTGGTCCCGCCCTGGCCGCAGGACCGCCTGGCGGCCGAGGCGCAGCGCCTGTGGGAGAAGCACTGCGAGCGCAACGGCCAGCCGGCGGGAAGCGCCCCCGCGCGCCAACGCCTCGAGACCTTCTCCTTGGGCGAACTGCTCGCCGACGCCAGCCCCATGCCCGAGGACCTGATCGCGCCCCGGCTGCTGACGCCCGGCGGGCTCCTGGTGATCGGCGGCGTGCCCAAGGTGGGCAAGAGCGACTTCGTCACCTCGCTGCTCGTGCACGTGGCCGCCAGCGCGCCCTTCCTCGGCTTCGCCCCGCCCCGGGCGCTCCGCGTGTTCTACCTGTAGGCCGAGATTCAATACCACTACCTGCGCGAACGCATGCAGGCCATGCGGCTGCCCGAGGACATCGTCGTGGCCGCGTCGACGAACCTCGTCGCCACCCCGAAAGTGCGGATGCTGCTCAACGACCGCGGCGTCGAGCTGACGCTCGCGGCCTTGCGCGACCGGTTCCCCGACGCGGCGCCCGAGGTCCTCTGCATCGATCCGATCCGCAACCTCTTCGACGGCGGGCCGGAGGGCAACGCCGAGAACGACAACGCGGCGATGCTGTTCTTTCTGCAGGAACGGGTGGAAAAGCTGCGCGACGAGCTCGACCCCGCGATGGGGATCGTGCTCTGCCACCATACCCGCAAGGCCCGCAAGAAGGACCTCGAGGAGGACCCCTTCCAGGCCCTCTCCGGCGCCGGCGCGCTGCGCGGCTTCTACACCAGCGGCATGCTGCTGCATCGGCCGGACGAGGAGCGGACCGAGCGCCGGGTCTACCTGGAACTCCGCAACGGACCCGCCATCCCGGCCAAGCTCGTCGACAAGATCGACGGCCGCTGGGTCGAGGTCGACACCCGCGGCGAGCGGCTCGTGCGCAGGGCGCTCGGCGAGAAGCTCGACGCCGAGCGCCGGCGCAAGCACGACGTCATCCTGCAGTTGCTCTACGACGAGGCCCTCGAGGGGCGGGTCTACACCGCCAATCAGTTCGCCACCCGCATCGAGAACCAGGCGTCGCTCGGAGGCTACGAGACCATCCGCCAGCGCCTCAGCGTGCTGGCCACCAAGGGCTACATCAAGTTCTTCCGGAACCCGGACGCCTACGGCCTGCCCCCGGCGACACGCTCGAAGTTCGGCTACGCCTGCGTGGAAGGAATGCGGCTCGGGCCCGCGGAGAACCGCGTCGACCCGGAGACCGGCGAGGTTCTGGACGAGCCCAGGTCGGTGCCGCCGACTCACTACAAGTGCCCGATGAGCGGCGCGGTGCTGCCCGTCGAGGATCCCGAGGTGTGGGTCTACCACGACGACGGGGAGGCGGTGTCATGACGGCGCGCCCCGCTCGTGCAGAACCAAACTTGGTTCTGGGTTCTGGGTTCTGGAGCCTCGCAAAATCAAGCACTTACGCCAGAACCCAGAACCCAGACCGGATCTGGGGTCTGAAATTACCATCTGGAATCTGTCAACGATTTCAGAGGCTTGCGGCAAAACCCAGAACCCAGCGGAACTTCTATCCCTACGGGATAGGGGGAGCGCACTCCTGCGGTCGTGCGCTCCCCCGACTTCATCGCTCCCCGTACCGAATGCACCCCCCATGGACGGGTGGCGGCGGCGTACCTGGCAAGTCCTCCGCCGCCACCCTCACCACGATGACCCAACGATGGAGGACACCATGGCTATGATGAATCTGCCCGAGAAGGGCCCCCATGTGGACCACGCCGGGCTTCCGATCGCCCGCCATGCCGGTAACGGCGGCGTAACGTGCCCGGCGGCCCCGATGATGGCCGACGGCTCCAAGGAGAGACCGGCCATCCTTGCCCTCGATCTCGGCACAGTCACCGGGTGGGCGGTGCGGGCCGGTGACGGCGCCGTCATCAGCGGCACGGTGTCGTTCCGACCCAGTCGCTACGACGGCGGCGGAATGCGCTACCTGCGCTTCCGCGGCTGGCTCGACGAACTGCGGCGGACGACGCCCGGGCTCGCCGCCGTCTACTTCGAGGAGGTCCGACGCCACGCCGGGACCGACGCGGCACACATCTTCGGCGGCTTCCTCGCCCATCTGACGACCTGGTGCGAGGAGCGCGTCCTGCCCTATCAGGGGGTGCCGGTCGGCACCATCAAGCGTCACGTCGCGGGCAAGGGCAACGCGCGCAAGGAGGCCGTCATCGCCGCCGTCAGGAAACGCGGCTTCGCACCCGCCGACCACAACGAAGCCGACGCGCTGGCGCTGCTGCTCTGGGCCATGGATCCCCGGGGGTCCGGAGTGACCGTGGCGCCGGTGGCGCCGCGTAAGCACGGAGGACGGCGATGAATGCGGAAATGCTGCTCAAGCACGCCGCCGGCGTCGTCGCGGACCGGCGCGAGCGCTATGGCGAGCCCGAGGATCTCTTCGATCACGTGGCGAAGCGCTGGACGCTTGTCCTTGGCGCGAAGGTGACGCCGGCCCAGGTGGCGCTGTGCCTGATCGACCTCAAGATTGCCAGGCTGACCCACAATCCGAAACATCTGGACTCCCTGGTCGACGTCGCCGGCTACGTCGCCTGCCTCCGGGAGGTGAGTCGATGAGCGGGCCGAGACCTCCCCAGTCGCCGCTCGCGCGGCTGCAGCCCCGGAAGATCGACGTCGAGGCGGAGAAGCGGAACGGCTGGCGCCGGCACGGGATTCTGGTGATCTCGGAGGACGACCACCGGCTCACCTGGCCCGAGCGCGAGCTGGTCCGCCAACTCGGCACGAGGCTCTACGGAAGGCACGGGAGGGCGGGCCATGGTTGACCCGCATTGGACGCCCAAGACGGTCGAGGCGCGCCTGGAGGAAGCCGCCGACACCCTTCGCCGTCTGCCGGCCGTCAAGGTGCAGGGTTACTTCAGCACCTGGCCGCCGATCATCCGCGACTTCTGGGAGGCGTTCGGCTGGAACGAGGCGGAAGTTCGGCTCGGCCCACCGATGCCGAAGGCCATCGACCGGATGGACGAGACCATGCTGTGGCTGCAATGGCTGGAGCCGGACGAGCTGCGTCTCGTGTGGCTGCGCGCGGAGGGCGTGCGCTGGAAGGTCATCGCCCATCGCTTCGGCATGAACCGCTCGACCGCCTGGCGGCATTGGACCTACGCGCTGATCAAGATCGCGACCCGGCTCAACAGCGTCGATGCAACAAAAACGTTGCAACAAAATAGTCTGCGACAATGAGCACGAAATTTGACAAGATCGGCGACAAGCTCAGACGACGTGCGCGCGAGCCGCGGGAGACCACCCCGCGGCTCGTTGCAATTCGGGGCGCGGCGCGGTGGAATGCCGCTATGACCCGAGCCCTTGCCACGGTTCTCCTGTTTCTGTTCGCCGCCCTCGCGTCGGCCGCGCACGCCGAGATCGTCGGCCGCGCGTCGGTCATCGACGGCGACACGATCGAAATCCACGGCCAGCGCATCCGGCTCTTCGGTATCGATGCGCCGGAGAGCGCGCAACTCTGTCTCGCCGAGGACAGACGCTGGCGCTGTGGACAGCAGGCGGCTCTCGCGCTCGACGAGAGGATCACCGGCCGGCCCGTCGCCTGCAGGGAGAAGGACCGCGACCGCTACGGCCGGATCGTGGCTGTGTGCCGTGCGGGCGACGAGGACCTCAACGCCTGGCTGGTCGCCAAGGGCTGGGCGCTGGCGTATCGCCGGTATTCGACGGATTACGTGGACGAGGAGGCTGCGGCCGGCGCGGCGCGTAAGGGCATCTGACGCGGGACGTTCGTCCTGCCCTGGGATTGGCGGCGGGGTCGGCGCCTCGAAGCAGTCGCGGACAAGCCCGGCGATTGCCGGATCAAGGGGAACATCAGCTCCAAGGGCCAGCGCATCTATCACGTCCCCGGCGGCCGGTTCTACGAGCGGACGCGGATCGACGCCTCGAAGGGCGAGCGTTGGTTCTGCTCCGAGGCCGAGGCCGAGGCAGCCGGCTGGCGGCGGTCGCGGCAATGACCGAGGACATCGACATCTGGCGCGCGGCCAAGATGCTCGTCGACCGGCACGGCGACGAGGCACCGACCGATGCGAACAGGCGGGCGCACAGGAAGGCTGGCGGCGGACACTTTTTGCGCGGACAATACCGGCGGTCTTAGCTACGATTTTCGCTCGCCGCGGGAGAGGCGCGAACGCGCACAGGTGCAGGACTTGAACTCGAATGGTTGAACCAATTATTAGCTTCCGCGGAAAGGTGATAAATTGAAGTGGAGGAGATCCCAACCGTCTGAGTGCAAAATCCATCATGGAGAAGCACCCGGAATGGCCCAGGCACATCATTTCATTTACCGGATGGTCGCGCGTGGAAGCTGGTACTCTGACGTTAGATGAATGTGATCCGCTGCCACCTCAAACCCTAACAAACGTGACCAGTCTCGCGGAAGATCCGGACCCAGAAACGCTGTTCGATCGTGACCCCAGATACGTGGACCTGATGCGCCGGCGAGGCATCCGCCGGTACTATGGTGGAATCGCAAGGTATGGTGACAGAAGTTATTCTGTCATCGTGAGCCAACAGGACAGCCCCGCGGTTGGTCATCGCCTGGAAGTCTACGCGGACGTTAAGCTACGTGATGAATTGCGGATCAAGACTGGAGACGTCGCGCTGGTAGAGGTCTATCACAAGGACGATTGGCAGCGACTTCGCCAAGGCGTGGCTCAAGAATAACCGACGGAGTCCGCAAGCTGCTCGCGCCTCGAGATATACGGGTCCTCTTATGTTGGTTTGTCAAGCTTGTTGCACGATTGCGGGTGCCGGGCCCGAGGGCCGGCGAAAGCGTTTGGCGGGACGCGGCGCATGGCTGGAGGCAGAGCACAAGACGACGGTGGATCA